GCCGACCTGTGGCGCGGACATGGCCGCGGTCACGCTCGCCGCGATCGTCATTGTGATCGTGCTCGTCGCAGCCGCGGTGACGTTCAGCGAGCAGTTAGTCGGCGAGCTCCACACGGTCGTGGTCGCGGCGTGCGACGTCCGTCCCTGCGTGCGCACGGTGTAGCCCGTGAGGTTCACGCTGGTGACGGTGATCACGAGCGTGTACGTCGCGCCCTGCTCGATCGTGAGGTCGTATTGCTCTGCGGCCATTAGACGGGCTCGATCGTCGACGGGCATGCTCCGTCGATCGCTTGGTGCGAGAGGATGATCCACACAAGTGTGCCGTCGCTGGCGCGGTTGGGAACGACCCAAACGGGCGTACCGATCGGAAGTGGCTGCGGCGTGAATCCCGTCGGTAGGTTCGAAAGCGCGACGCCTCCCGACACGGTCATCGACGTGTTGCCGAGCTCCGAGATCGAGATGGCCTTCTCGCCGACGATCCCCTGCCCGCTCGCGCGGAGCGCGCAGACGTAGTTGGCGCTCGCCGGACCGACGATCGCCTCCGACCACGTGTACTCGTTCCGGTACGTCGTGCCGGCGATCGTCGACACGGCGGTGATCTTGCCGAGCACGCCGAATACGGGCTGCGGAGAGTCGAGGAAACGGCTCGCGCGGTCGAAGGCCTTCTCGCGTCGGTAGGTGTCGGCGCTGCGTCCCATCAGTACCAGTTCCCCTTCCACGCTTGGAACTTCAGCGACTTCCCGTAGTCGCCGTCGGGCCAGAGGTCGTTGAATGCGGCCGTCGCGCGCTTCTCGCGGACCCACCGCACGTCGGCGTACTTGCCCGTGATCACGAGCGGCTTGCCGTCCGGCGCGAGCGCGGGCTCCTGCGAGTGGAACGAGTATTCATCCCACAGGTAGTCGATCACGAGCTCCCAGTACTCGCCTTCGAGATGATTCACGGAAATTCCGTCGCAGATCATCGTCTGCGGCGCCCGCCCAAGGAACGTGTCGCTGTTTCTGAGCCCGACGAAACCACCGACGGCCGCGACGGTCGTCGAGATCGGCTGCTCGTCGGCATCGAGGTACATGCGCAGCTTGTAGTTCACCTGGCGCACGTCGATGTCGGTCACGACTTGGATGCCGCCGATGTCCGAAACGCTGCGGTCGACCGTGGGGCTCGGCGCGGTCAGCGCGCTCGAGCCGTCGATCCGGTAGGCCTTGATGGCGCGCGTGCGGATCGTCGGCATCAACATACAGCCGAGCAGGAGCTGCGCCGAGCCGAGTGTCGTTGCAGCGGTTACGTCGTCGACCGTGCGATCGAGGCCCTTCGCCGTGCCCGCCTTGACCTCGAAGTACCTTGTGGTGTACGTCAGCGTCGCCACGAGGCCGAGCCCGGACTTCTGCCAGTCGATCGAGCGTAGGAGCGCGGTTTCCTCCCACGTCGTGCCGGAGCCCGACGGCGGGACGTACGGGTAGCCGACGCGCTGGAGCAGAAACCCGCCTCCGACCGTCTCGTTGAGGATCGCGTTGATGTCCTCGAAGTTGACCGCGGTCGCCGGCGTCACGCTCGCGACGTGCCAGCGTTCGGTGATGCGCGACGTGCCCCAAATGTCGCCCTGCGACTTCTCGAGGCTGATTCGGTTCGCCGTGAAGTTCGTGCCGGTTCTCATGTGGTGATCTCACGGAGCGTCTTGTCGAGCATCATGCGCTGGCGCTCCTGCTGCGCGAGCTCGGCCTTCGTCGCGTAGGCCTGCGCGCCGGCGGCGCTGTAGGTCGTCGCCATGTCGGCCTCGCGTACCGATTCCGCGTGGCCCTTGCCGCCGAAGAATCCACCGAGATACGCGGTGGTCGCCTTCGCGCCTTCCATCGTGTTCTTCGACCAGTCGTGCAGCCATCCGGAGACGCCGCCGGACTGCCCTTGCGCGTTCATGCCGGCGCCGACGAACGTATCCATGAACCCGGCATTCATGCCGCCCTGCCCGGCGGCGTTGTTCGCCTGCGACGCGAGGCGCGACGCGGCGACGATGTTGAGGCCGCTCGCGCGCGTGTCCTCCATCTGCCGGAACTTGTCCATGACGTCCGTGCCGTTCTTCACGCTTTCGGTGAACTGGCCCAGCACGCCCGACGCGAATCCGATCACGAGCTTGCCGGCCTGATAGGCCGCCGCGCCGAGGGATCCGATGCTGCCGAGGACCGCGGACGCGCCCGTGCCGAGGCCGAGCATCTGCGCGGCCCCGCCGCCGATGGCGTTGCCCACAGAGGCGCCCGTGCCGCCGGCGGCGCCCGACAGGCCCGTCGACGAGCCGAGGCCGCTGACGGCCTTCTGGACGTCCCTCTTGAGGTTCTTGGCGTTGACCTTCACGTCGACGTTGAGAGTCGGAATCTTCACTTGAGGACCTTTGCCAATTCGGCGTTGAGATATCCGAGCAGTTTCGGCGCCATTGCGCGATGCGCAAGCATCGACGCGAACGTGCCGGCGTGGTAGCCGCCTTGCCCGCGATGGCGCTGCCCTTTCTTCCATCCACGACCGAGCCCGGGTTTCGGCGCCTTCTTTCCCTTCGGCCAGCTGTGGTAGCCGAGCTCGGTGAAATGCGTGCGCCAGCCGACGCCTTCTTGGTCGTAGTCTCGGTGCCGCGCGCGACCGCCTTCGACCGACTGCGACTTGCGCCCGCTTGCTTTGAATCCGACCGACCCCCACGCGATGCCGTCGAACATCTTGACCTTCTGCGTGACGCCAAGCCGGCTGGCGCCGCTGGCGGTCGGCGTGGCGGCCGCGGTCGCCGACATCACGTCCTTGTTGAACTTGCGGATCGCGTTCCGGCAGACCTTGTCCTGAATCTCGACGGCGAGCTTGCCGAGCGCGTCGGACAGCGCGCGCGCGCTCGCGGGGTCAAGCTTCAGGGTTAGCGCGTCGTTTGAGCTCATCGAGTCGCCTGCGGATGTCCTGCATGTCGTCGATGTCGAACTCGACGACGAGCTCGACGATCGAGCGTTCCCAAGGTGCTGCTCTGCGAGATCTCAGGACGTGCGCCAGCAGCGCGCGCGCGTCCCGTCCTAGTCCCGGCCCTCGTTGTAGAGGGATTCGATCTTGACCGACAGCAGGGCGGCGATGTGCGCAGGACACGCCCACGCCGACGCGATGTCGGGAAAGAGCTTGCTTCCGTCCTCGGCGTGCGCGTGCCGCATCAGTTGCCACGCCTTGCCGTCCTCGGGTCGCGTGCGATTGATCTCGATCGCGTCGATCAGGTCGGCGAGCGTCGGCCGCGAGAGCATCACGACGGCGCCGTCGACGTCGACGCGCACGGGATCGAGCGCGAGCATGGCGCGGACATCAGCCAACGGTAACGGCTCCGGTGAACTGGAGGTTGAACGACGCCTTGACGACGTCGTTGACCGCGATGGTCGGGTTGAACGACGTCACGTAGGCGTTCCCCGTGTAGGTCGCGCCGCTATGCAGCGTGAAGATCACGGCAACAGTCGCACCGCTGATCACGGCCGCCTCGAGCGCGGCGATCTGCGCGTTGCCCTGATCGTAGAAGATGTTCCCCGACGCGCTCGCGCTGCGGATGCCGCCGACGTGCTTGCGGTCGGTCGCGCCGACCTCGGTGACCTCGATCGTCTCGAGGGTGAGCGTCACGGTAGCGTCGATGATGCCGGCGACGGCCGTGCCGCCGACCGAGAGGGTGAATCCGTTTGTGTTGTAGACGGCCATGTGCTTAGTCCCAGTAGACGGTGTAGTTGATGGTCACGCTTGCGGGCTCCTGCTCGTCGGAGAGGCCCGAGATCGGCGGCTGCACGGTCGTTTCCTCGAGCACGAACTCGCGGATCACGACGGTCGAATACGTGCCCTTGAGCACGGCGGCCTTGACGGTGTCGGCGAGGTCCGTCGCGTCGACGGTGAACAAAGCGATGCACGTGATCGCAAGAGTCGCGGACTTCAGGCCGTTGACGGCGACGGGCTTCTGCCCGGTGACCTCAAACGTGACCGCGGGTAGCGGGGAATCCTGCAGGCGGTAGGCATGCGTGATCTGCGCATCTGCGACGCCGCTCGAGATCCTCGTCGTCAGCATCGTTCGGATGGCTTGCTCGATCGAAGCCATCAGTTGATCTCCTCGGCCACGATCTGCGCCTCGATGAAGTCGTTCCCAAGGTTGGTGATCGACTGGATGCGGAGCAGGCGACCGTCGACCTCGATGCGGTCGACCTCGGTCACGCCGGAGTTCCTCACGCTCTTGTAGCGCGCGTAGATCTCGAACGACCTTCGGACGACGACGCCGTCGGCGTACGGGGTCTCGGTCGTCGATTGGTTCCGAAGCTCGCAACGGAAGGTATTGCCGTCGACCCAGTTGTCCGCGCGCATGCCGAGCGCGTCCTGCGACGTCGCTGCCTTGAGGACCTGCGCCACGCGCCAATAGCGGCCGCTCGAGGTGCGGTTCGTCATCGGAGCATGCTCCGAGATCCGATGACCTCGAGGATGTATTCCATCGACATCGGCGCCGTCGAGAGCGACATCGTGTCGGCCGCGTTCGGGTTCTGATACCAGTAGCCGATCAGCGCGATCGCGGCATGGATCAGCTCGTTCGGCAGCGTCGAGTAGCCGGCGACGTAGGTGACCGTCGGCTGCGTGCCCTTGTAGAACTGCGGCTTGTCGATGAACCGCAGCATCGGCATCGGTCCATCGGCCCAGTCGATCCAGTAGGACGTCGACGCAAGAGTCTGCGCTGCGTTCTGTGCGTCGTAGTAGGTGATGCCCGTGAACGACACAAACGGATGCACGGGAATCAGCGTATCGGTCCACGCCGGCAGATAGAGCGTGCGCGTCGCCGGCGAGAGCGCCAGCTGCGTTCGCTTCTCGATGAGCGACAGCGCCGACTCGCGCAGCCGCACGAGCTGCGTGTCGTCGTCGTCGAAGTCGACGCGTAGCGCCGACTTGATCACGGAGAGCGGGATCGTCATCTAAAAGACCCCTCGGGGTTTCCCCCGAGGGTGTCCAAAAACATGCCCGAAGGCATGGAAAAGGCTCAGGAGACGAGAGCGGCGAAGGCTTCCTTCTGCATGACGCGCGAGTCGGTGCGCGAGTACACGTAGAGGGTCGTCTGGCCGTTGATCGCGTTGGAGTACGGGTCGATCAGGCTGGTGATGCCGGTGCGGTCGAAGATCTCGAAGTAGCTGAAGTCGCCGATGACCGCGTGCACGTCCTTGTCGGCGAGCACGCCGGAGGCGCCGCTGCCCTTGCCGTTGCCGGTGCCCGGGATGTACAGGCTCACGGCGTACGGCGCGCCGTAGATCATGCCGGGAAGTCCGGCGACGTTCTGACCGACGCCCGTGTTGTTCGGCGAGAAGATGTAGTCGCCGTTGGTCGTCTTGAGCTTGCGGATTGACTTCAGGAACACGTCCGACACAAGCCACGAGAACTTCGGCGAGTTCCGGTACTGGACCGGGCACGCGTGGTAGGTGTCGATCACCATGTCGCCGGTGATGTCGGTCGATGCGCCGACGTTGGTGCCGGAACCGATCTCGACGGTCTGCGTGATCAGGCTGTTGTACGCGATGCCCTGCGGATCTCCGGTACCGTCGCCGATGGTGAACTGCTCCTCGTGCTTGAGCGCCATCGAAGTCGCGCACTTGCGCGCGACGTAGTCGAGGCCGCTGCCGATGCCGCCGGTGCCGATCGCGTCCTCGAGGAACTCCTGCGACATCTTCACGGGAGTGACGTACTTGGTGTAGCCGACCGAGATCTGCGTGCCGAACGTCGGGTAGGACAGCGTGGCCGCCGTGCCGGTGCCAGGATCAGCCGCGGATTCTGCGACCTTGCTGGTGGTCGGCAGGCTGCCTTCGACGGTGATCGTGCGCTTCGAGTCGACGTTGTTGACGACGGCGAGCTGGCGGAGGACGCTCGACTGGTAGAGCTTCTCGACGATGCGGCGCTCCATGTCGGTCGGGATCGCAGCGCCCGAGGAGTCGGTCGCGAGCGCGGTGACGGCGCGAAGCTCGCGCTGGTCGCCCTTGATCACGGCGTTCAGGTAGCGGCGCGCGTAATCGTCGGTCGAGATCTCGCCGCGGTGCTCGCCGAAGGTCGGCGAGAACTTCGGAGTCTTTTCGAGGCGTGCCATGCGCTCCTCAAGCTCCTTCGCCTTCTTCTCGGCGGCGCGGGCCTCGGCGAAGGCCTGCTGCATGCGGACCTCGGTCTCGGTCATGTCGGCGTCCATCTTCGCGAACTTCTCGCGCTCCTCGCCGGAGCCGAGGCGGTCGACGGTGCTGCCCTTGTTGCGGGTGCGCGCCTCGTAGGCCTCGAGGGACTTGCGGTAGTGGTGGGTGATGTTCTCGAGCTTCTCAATGTCGGACATGGTTCTGAATCCTTGCAAGGTGGAGATCGAGCCGTGCGGCGACGGCTTCGTCGAAGGCCGCGGACACGCTCCGCAGGCTCGATGTGGTTTGGGGA